AATACCTTTGTAGTATACAGTAACGATGCTTATCGGGAACCGATATTAGGGGTTACATATTTTCCTCATATTGATGGAAGTATTTCTTTTGGCTGTTACACTCAGACAAGTTATTTTGGCATAGAAATGGGTATTGTAAAGAATTTCGACCAGGCATTTACAGAAAAAGTAAATACATTGGGAGAAATTCCTATAATTGAATATATCAATGATTATGACCGTATGGGTTGTTTTGAGAGGGTTATTCCTCTTATGGATGCTCTTAATACGGTGGATTCCGACCGGGTAAATGACATTGCCCAGCATGTTCAAAATCTGTTATGGGGTGACAATATTGCTATTGATAAAGAGCAATACAAAGAACTTCGCGAAGAGGGAATGATTGTCACAACTTCCGAACAGGGGAGACAAGCCACATTGAAATATCTTGAAAGTGTACTTAACCAATCGGAAAATCAGACTCTTGTTGACCATATTAAGCAACAGATACTTGATATTACCAATACACCAAGTCGTTCGGAGCTTTCCGGTGGAAGCACCGGCAGTGCAACCAATATGTCTACCGGTTGGATGGCTGCTGAAACGGATGCTAAGGAAAAGGAGCAGATATGGTCGGCGTCTGCACGAAGAGAAACCTCAATTATTTTAAAAATCCTGAAAACGAGTGATGAAGTGGATGCAGACATAGCACAACTGAATCTTTCGGACGTAGAAATTCGATTTTCGCGGTCAAGAACATATGACCTTGCAACAAAATGTAATTCGTTAGCAACGTTAATTCATATTGGGATTGACCCTCTTCGGGCTATTGAGACAGTAGGATTATTTACGGATCCTCAGCAGGTAACGCTTGATTCAACGGAGCGGATTGATAAGATATTGTTTGAAAGTGGAAAGTCAGGAAATAGTGAGGATGCGTATAAGAAGCGTCAGCCAGATATCACAGACCAACCATCTAAGGTATCAGTATCGGATGAATGATAATTTGAGTGCTTAGAAATAGGCACTCTTTTTATATTTAGCAGGGAAGCTAGTCAAAAAACGCGAAAGACAAGAAAAGTCTATAAAACAGAAAATTTGTATCGTGAGGGAACACGTAAAAACGCAAGGAGGATTATTTATGGCAGATATTCAAAGCTTATTAGGTGATGCTTACAAAGAGGGCATGACATTGGAGGAAATCAATGCGGCGTTAGCTGACAGGGAATTGGTAGACAAGAGCCAGTATGATGGCTTTGTACCAAAATCTCTGTTGGAAAAAGCAAATTCCGAGGCAGCAGACTACAAGAAGAAGTGGAAAGCAGCTTCTAGTGAACAGGAGCAGAAAGCGATTGATGACGCAGAAAAGCAGGCGGCTATTGAGGAAGAGTTAAAGACGCTTAGGCGTGCAAGTAAGGTTTCTGATTATGAAAAGCAACATCTTGCTCTTAAGTATGATGAGAAGGATGCAAAGGAAATTGCAGAAGCTCTCTATGATGGTGACATGGATATAATTACATGAAAATACTTATATTTACAGTGTTTAGAGGGTGTAAAAAGAATAATTACACCAATTTTACACCAATTTTTAGAAAGGAGTTATATAAATGCGACCAGTAAAAGCAAATGAGCTTAATATTGAAAACGTTATTTTATTGACAGCAGAGCAGGCAAAGGGGCGTTACAATTTAGGATTGAACAATCTAAGAATACTTGCAGAAAGTATAGGGGCGGTTGTTCGTGTGGGTGCTTCGGGCGGTAAAATTTTATATCATCGCAAAAAACTTGATGATTATTTTGAAAACCATGCAGAATAGGGGGAACTATGGGAACTTTTGAGCATTGGGAGCAGTTTGTTAAACAAACAAAGGAGCAGCTAGAAACGGACAGAGAAAAGCGCAAGGCAGCAGGACAAGCCACAGAACCACTGCCACGCCACGCAGAAAGCCCCAAATTTGAGCAAAAGGGCGAGGGATGATAAAGTATCATATAAGCCCCCAAAATGGCAAAATGAGCCATAGAAAGGCGGTGTAGTACATGAATGAAACACAATAATATTTATTATACGCAGGTTAGCCGGGCGGTGTGGGATTATCCTATATCAGACAAGGCAAAATTATTGTTCTTTTGGCTAAATGAACTAGAGCAGAGATACACCGGGGAAAAGGTAGATTATTTTTATAGGACTGATGCAGATTTAGCGGAAGATATGGGGTGGAGCCTTAAGACACTAAAAGCAGCTAAGGCAGAGCTAAAGGAAACGGATTTAATACAGCTTTGTAAGGTGCATTGGGTAAATAAAGATACCGGGAAAAAATCTGAAAAGTGGGTAACTGGGTATAGGATATTAAAATAAATCTGGAAGAAATAGCAATTCTTCCACCATTAATTCTATTTATTCCAGAAGAAATTCAATTTCTGTAGGAAGAAATAATAAATACAGACAAAATACATCGGGCAAAGGCGTAAAAATTACCCTGCCGCTTGAATGCGAAAGGGTAAAAATGACACCATCGGGCAAAGGCGTAAAAATTACCCTATACCAAAGGGGTAAAAATTACACCATACCGAAAGGGTAAAATTTACCCCACTAATATAAGAATTGGATTATATATAAGAATTGGATATATCTAAGAATTAACTATATATAATTTAAGATTTAGTAAGTAACATAGTTCACACTCTGAAAGCGTGAACGCAGGACACAAAAAACAGCTATCAGAAAGGTGGTTAAAAGTATGAATGAAGTATTTGAATTTGAGATTAAGGAGCATATAGGAACAATAGCAGATAATAACGGATATACAAAAGAATTAAATAGGGTTAGTTGGAGAGGAAAAGAAGCTGTAATTGATTTTAGAACATGGCGCAATGATGAAGCCGGAAAACACCCTTTAAAGGGTATAACCTTAAGTGAAGCAGAGTTTGAAGCGTTAAAGGATATGTTGGCAGGGGATAAAGTATAAACCCGGTACAGCGTGCAAATTCTTTACACTAAAAAAGCCCTCTAAAAATTTTCAGAAAGCAGGTGTATAATTATGGCTGATTTACCAGCAAGACCAAAGTTAAAAGATATTCCTATTGTTGCGGATGATTTAAACGCAGTCTTAGACTTATCTATCAGAAGCATAAAGCTAGGCAGACCGGCGAAATTCAATGATGATGTGCAGGGATTGGAAGATTTTAAGCAAGCAAGTGTTGAATATCTGGAGCATGTGAGAAATGTAAACAATAGCCCGGAGAATGAAAATCATTTAATCCCAGATATTGAAAGTTGGGCTACATATCTTGGAACTACAAGAGCAACAATTTTAACTTACGAAAAGACAAGGAACGAGGAATGGCAGGAATTTATAGCACTTATTAAGGGTTCAATAACAGCTTGCAAAAAACAGCTTGCTTTCCGGCAGAAAATCCCCACAGTTTTAGCCCTGTTTGATTTGACCAATAATAGCGGTTATGTGAATAGCTCAGAGTTTAAGTTAACAGCAGGACAGGAGCAAAAAGACATACACCGTACAGCGGAACAGATAGCTACAGATTACATAATTGATAATAAGATTTCAAGTGATGATGTGCAGCCGGACTTTTAAATAATGCGGTGTCATAACTTTTAAGTATTGACACCGATTTGTGTATGTAGTAAAATCAATGTATAGAGAAGTGTCACAATATAGTGTCATAAGTTAAAAAGGCTTTTTATAGTTCTTTATGGTGCAATATAGAAAGGCGGTACAAATGATTTACGGATATGCAAGAGTAAGTACAAAAGGACAAGCTAAAGACGGTAACAGCTTAGAAGCGCAAGAGATAGCATTGAGAGAAGCAGGAGCCGAGATTATTTATTCTGATGCTTTCACTGGAACTAAGACAGATAGACCAGAGTTAAGCAAGCTATTAGCAGAACTTAAAGCAGAAGATAAGATAATTGTAACTAAGCTAGATAGAATAGCACGTTCAACGTCACAAGGTATTGAGTTAGTTAATGAGTTGTTAGAGCGAGGGGTTATTGTTCATATCCTTAATATGGGGCTTATGGATAATACGCCAACAGGAAAACTAATAAGAACTATATTTCTTGGCTTTGCAGAGTTTGAGCGTGATATGATTGTAGAACGTACCCAAGAGGGCAAGGCAATAGCAAGACAGAAAGAGGACTACCGAGAGGGCAGACCCAAGACATACGGAAAGCAGCAAATAGCCCACGCTTTAGAACTTCTTGAAAGCCACTCATACAAACAAGTTGAGAGCCTAACAGGTATCAGCAAATCAACACTTATAAGAGCAAAGAGAGAATTGAATAAATAAACTCTGGCAGCAGGCTTACCCCTGCTGTTTTTCTTTGTTCTTGAAAGGGGGGTATAGGGGTATATGGGAAAATAAGGGTACCGCTATAAATCACCCCCCCAACCACCGAAACAAAATTAAAAAGCCCTCATAAATGCAACCATAAATTTTTTAAGAAAAGGAGATTTTAACCATGTTTAAGAAAGTAGTAGAAGCAGTAACCAATTACAAGACCATTGCAGAAACCATGTACCAGAAGCACATGAGCAACATTCAGAAGATAAACGCCGACTATATCGGCATACGCTTACAGACAGAAACAGAAGCAGAGGACAAGCGGTATATTGCGGAGCTTGGAGAAATTCGCCGGAGCTGCTTAGACATTGTAAATAAGGCTTGTAATAATCTGGTGGTATACGTCCGGGGAAAAATGGCTGATGTTGACGTAGTGGCATTAAATGAAATCAGAGCTTTAAAAGATACCGGGCTTACCTTGTCTGATGATGAATTGCAGATTTTTCTTGATAAATACGCCTTATCCGGGAATTATTGGTCTATGCGCTATATGATTGATTTTTGCAGGCAGCAGGGACATAAAGAGGAGTTGTATGATTTTACGCTTGCTGACAACTTAAATGTGATTGAGCAGGCAAGGGCTGACGCTTTATTTATGATTAGCAATTTTGAAAGCGACAACGCAGAAATGCAAGACGCAGTTGTTAAAGTTACACTTGGGCGTATTGGTGCTAATCCGGAAGCACATTTTCTTGAATTTGAGCAGAAATTCAACGCCAACCCGGTTTGCACCACATCGGGATATATCAAAGACGTAAAAGCTGGATTATTAGAGCGTTACAAGAAACTTGACGGAGATTTAGCAGGCAAGAAAGAATTAGGCAAGGAGATTTTAACAAATCTTTGGGAAGAATACATTGACGGTGTACGCTCCTTAGAATATGCGGCATCTTTAGCACAGTAAGCAGTTAGAGGTGTAGGATAGGCGGTTAGGTTGCTTGTCCTGCACAAATATAAAATATTCAAAAAAGGAGTATATGGCAATGAATGAAGCTTTGGCAATAATAAAAGATGGTTGGGTGGTTTGCCCTCATTGCGGTAAAAAGCAAATTAAATTATATGGTAATGAGAAAATTAGAAATTTGAAATATCGTTGTAAATCGAGCAGGGCAGGAAGCCCACATTTTATGATCGTGAATGTGGAGGATGACAAACAATGAGAATAATTTTATTTACGGTTTGGGTAACGGCGTTAATACTTGCAAATATATTTATGTTTTGCGTGATTTATTTCTTTGCAAAAAATAAAAAAGATACTGCATCGAGAATTGGTTTTGGCTTCATGAAAATTCTTGCATTATCGAATATTATAACTGTGTGGGGGCTGTTGATATGGGGATTTTAAAGAGAACACAGACAAAGGCAAATGGGAAAATTGTTATTTGTGATTTTAAAATACTGAATCCATCTGATTTTTTATCATTGCACAATTTACATAAAAGTGAACTTGTAAAAGAGCTTATATTAATTGCTCCAGATGGCAAAATTTATATCAATTCACAAATAGAGGGATTTGATTTTGTGGCTGAAGTATTTGAAGTAATTATTCAGGAAACACACTACACTTTGGAGCAATACCGCAAGGCATTCAAGCCTAAGTATTCAAAAGTGACATTTGAAAATATTGCCAACATGAAAGGCACAAATGAAGAAATAACACAGGCTTTTACATTTCTGTGTATTCCAGCAGAACTACAAAGGAGAAAGATAGAAAAAGCATATTATGGAAAAATCAAGCCTTTTCCTGCAAAATAAATCTTTAACTATATATTATTCTTTGATATAATTAAAATATAAAAGCAGAGCGCAAGACGCCGGTAAGAGCTTATTAATAGTTTTTATCGGTGTCTTTTATTTTTCAGAGGTCGGAACCCTCAGAGGTCGGAACCCATTTTCATAGAAAGTTGGTGAGATATGGGAGCAGAGATTGACCGCCTGGAAATACAAATAGAGACAAGCGCAAAAGAAGCAAATACGCAACTTGATAAACTTGTTGACAAATTAGATAGAGTACAAAATGCATTGACTTCTATAAGTGGTGTATCTAGTTTAAACGGGGTAAGTACCGGAGCAAAAGGAGCAATTACAAATTTTAATGCGCTCACATTGAGCAGCAATAAATTAATAAAATCATCAAATGAGTTAACTGCAAGTTTTACAAAAATGTATGTGGGATTAAATACTTTGAAACGTGGTTTTAATGCGTTAAAAGATTCAGTTAGTAATTCCATGGGCTACATAGAAAATTTGAATTATTTCAATTCTGCTCTAGGACAGGTTGCAGAAAAGGCTGATTTATCCGCATGGGGAGAAATGGGAGCTGCTTCTGCTGAGGAGTATTACAATTCATTTAGTCGAAGAGCTAAGGAATTAACCTCTAAAATGACCGGCTTCAATATCAATGATGATGGTACGCTGACAGCAACAGGAAATGCCAGTCTTGGTATCGACCCATCAAAATTGATGAATTACCAAGCTATGTTTGCGCAAATGTCTAGCTCTATGGGCGTAGCTTCTGAAACGTCTCTTAAGCTATCTCAGGCACTCACAGAGATAGGCGCAGACCTTGCATCTGTGAAAAACATGGATTTTGACAAGGTATGGACTGATATGGCATCTGGTCTTGCCGGTATGAGTCGTACTTTGGATAAATACGGTGTCAATATCCGTAATGTGAATTTACAGCAGAAACTTACTGAACTTGGTATTAATGCGAATGTTACGGCTTTGAATCAGAATGATAAAGCTCTGCTCCGGACAATTATTTTGTTGGATAGTACTCGATATGCATGGGGAGATTTGGCGAATACAATCAACCAACCAGCAAACCAGATACGACTGTTGACAAGTAATCTTAGTAATTTGTCCAGAATGATAGGCAATTTATTTATGCCTGTTCTTTCCAAGGTGCTGCCCTATATTAATGGCTTTGTAATCGCATTACAGCGTCTTGTTACATGGTTGGGTAGTTTGATGGGGATTGACCTCAGCGAGATTACAAAGGGTGTTGGCTCCAACGAGGTTGATATAGGCGGCTTGCTTGATGAAACGGATGGGCTGGGAGATAGCCTGGACAATGCAAGTAAAT